TATACTACAAAATCTTAGAGGGTGATGAAAAATCACCTAAAGAAGTAACGTTGAATGCAAGCGAATTACTTCATTTTAGAAGTTTGACACGTGATGGCATTTGGGGTATCAACCCTATTGAAGCAATTCGTCTTAACGTATCATCTACATGGCAAGGACTCACAACATTGGACTCATTTTACAAAAACAACGCTACAAGTGCTAAAGCAATAAAGTCGACTATATCAGGACAAAACCAGAAAGCAATGTTGGAAGCGTTAAACGATTTCAAAGTAAAGTATTCAGGACCTGTTAATGCTGGAACTTTGATTCCGTTGCCTCCAAACACAGAATTGATGGATATGCAATTGAACTTTCAAGATGCTGTCTTTATTGACACGATAAAGTTCAATGCTGGTCAAATCGCAAGTCTTTATGGAGTTCCACCTCACCTTGTAGGTTTGTTCGAAAGTTCAAAGTTCAATAATGTTGAACAAATGATGTTGGACTTCAAAGCAACAACTCTTACGGCTATAGCACGTATGTATAGACAGGAGTTGGAATTCAAGCTTTTAACAACAGAAGAAAGAATAAACGGAAAAAGTATAGAATGGAATTTGATGGCATTAGTTGAAGCAGATTCAACAACCCGAATAAATAACGAAAGAACCTTAATGGGTATGGGTGTCATAACTCCTAATGATATAGCAAGAACAGAAGGATATACAACCTTTGATGGAGGCGAAAAGCATTATCTCCCAGGAAATTACATAGCGCTTGAAGACAAACAAAAAACTCAACCAGAAAAACCTGTTGAATAAGAATATATAATAAAATAATCGATTATCATGTCAAAAGAAAACGTTGAATATAGATACTTGGACGTAGAAATTGCAGAATGTCGTATCCTTGAAGAAGAAAATAAAAGATTCCTTGAAGGACATGCAGCAGTTTTCAACCAAAGATCTAAACTCATTTTCGAAGATGGTAGACTCTTTAACGAAGTTATCGCACCTACTGCCTTTGATAAAGTGTTACAAGACGAAAGACTCGATGTTCCTATGACCTATAACCACAACCGTGGTCAGTTGTTGGGAAGAACGAAGTCTAATACCTTGAAGCTTTCCAAAGATGAAAAAGGCCTTGCTTTTAGAGTAGAAATACCGAATACTGCAACTGGAAACGAAGTCTATGAACTTGTTAAGCGTGGCGACTTATACGAAAACAGTTTCGGATTCGTTGTTACAAGAGATGATCAAGAATGGACTAAAGATGAAGAAGGCAATCACATAAGAACCATTACAAACGTGCAACGTCTTGCAGATGTGGCCGTATGTATAAATGGAGCTTATGCAAATACTGATGTAGCCGCAAGATCTTTAGACGAGATTGTTCAAATTGAGGACAAAGAAGAAGTTGTTGAAGAACAAGTCGAAGTTCCAGAGGAAGTTGAAGAAAACTCAACTGACCCTGATGTAGATACGATATCAAGAGAATTAGAATTGCTCCAAATGCGTATAAGAATACTAAAATTAAAGTCATAAAATATGAAAAAACTAATTGAACTTAAACAAGAAAGATCAGAGTTGATTTCAAAAATGGAAGCTATCGCTACAGGCGAAACACTTACTGAAGAACAAAGATCTGAATGGAACGGTTATGACGAATCAATCAAGAAACTCGATGATGACATCGCAATGCTTGAACGTCAAGAAAACTTAAACAAAAATAACGTCAAAAATACTATGGAAAACGTAGAACAAAGAGACCAGCAACCAATTGCAGTGCAATTCCGTGACTGGCTTAAGGACGCTGCAAATGGAAAGAGCTCAAACAAGTTCGAATTCCGTGCAGAACCTATCCTTACCTCAACAACCTCTGCAGTTGTTAACAAAACTGTTGCAAACAGCCTTGATATTCTTACTTCACCAGGTGAAGCTTTCTTAAGAAGTCTTGGTGTTAGCTTCTATACTGATTTGACTGGTAATCTTGTTCTTCCTTCAATGGCAGAAGATACCGGTGCATTCGTAACAGAAGACGCATCAGCTGCAGCTGCATCAATGGCTCCAGAAGCTCTTACATTAGCTGCTCGTAGAGTAACTCATTACCAATCAGTAACAAGAGAATTACTTGCACAAACCAACCCTGCAATCTTCGCAGGAATTATGCAGAACCTTTACAATGGCGTTTGGACAGCAATCGCTAATGACTGGGCAGACACTATCGAATCAGACGGTGCAACTCAAATCAAAACTACCGGAGCAACTATCACATATCAAAATCTTTGCGATATGGAAGCTTCAATAGGTGGTCTTAACATTGGAGCAGCAGCTTATGTTACAACTCCAGCTGGAAAAGCATTCCTTAAAGGACTTAATGCTGGAAATGCTGGTATCAAGTTCGCTTGGGATAGCGATAACACAATCGCTGGATATCCTGCATATGCAGCTCCTTGCGTTAACGCTAACAGAGTTTACTTCGGAGACTTCTCAAGAACTAATGTAGCTCTTTGGGGACCTATGGAAATCATAGTGGATCCTTATAGCGATGCTAAGAAGGGTGAAATCCGCTTAACAGTAGTTGCATTAGCAGACACTGGAGTTTCTAACAAGAGAGCTCTTGCAATTCTTGATGCATCACTTTACTAATAGTTAGTTAAAGTTAACCACATACAAAGGAGGGGAGAAAACTCTCCTCCTTTTTTATTTTAAAATAAAACAGTCAAATGATCAATTGTCTTTTAGGTGGAAGCACAGCATGGAGTTGCACTCAGGAAACAAAAACAAAACTTGAATATCCTATAAAGCTTCATGAAGTTAAGAAACATCTTAGAATGGATGCTGACTTTGTAGATGATGATGCTTATTTGGAAAATCTTATCAAAGTTGCTGTAACGATTGCAGAAAACTATGTTGAGAAGAACATCGCTTATACGGAGACACAACTTCGAATAGATGACTTTTGTGATAGTTGGATTAAAATTCATGATGGGAACTTTTCAAGCATAAAAAGTATTTTGAATGCAAGTTCAGTTGCTATATCAACCTCATATACGACATACAAGCATGACAATTTCTTTCAAATTGAATGGTTAACAACAATTACAAGCGACCCAGTATACATAAACTATTACTCAGGATATACTGATGATACAATTCCTGCAATTCTTAAACAGGCTATTTTCATCATAATTGCGGACTTATATGACAGTCAACGTTCAAACATTGATTGGCAAGGATATAAAGACAATAAAGTATGGCAAACTATACTCGATCCATATAGACAAATAAGATTCTAAGATGAATAGCAATAAATTACAACATAGAGTCGCTATCTATAAATATGATAGAAGTGTCAATGCCGCAGGAACACCTATTGAAGGATTTAAACTGTATAAGTATGCATATGCTGGAATAAAGGAATTAGGCGGAAGTCTTGAAATTGATGGAGCTCCTGGAACTGTTCATAATCAAAATGTTGAAATAACAATTCGTTATGACTCAACAATTGACTATAGATGCAAAATAGTTTACGGACAAAACACCTATAAAATCGATTATATCGATCCTGTAGTTAGAAAAGGGTTCTTTGTTTTAAGATGCTACACATATAATGAAATAAATGACGCCGGACAGTAATGAATGATGTTGTAACATATGAATTAACAGGTATGAAGGAGTTCTTAGCAGCTCTTGACGCTCTTACAGATAAAGAATTGTTTGCTGTAGTTCGTTCAGGAGTTCGTAAAGCTCTTCAAAATAACATTGTTAAACCTGTTAGAGCAGCAATTCCTTATGCAAGTCTTAAGAAATCAGTAGGTATTGTTTCAGAAAAAGGAAAAGATGAACTCACTATGTGGGCAGGCGTAATAATGACCAAAAGACCTGACGCAAATACTCCTCCTGCTGGTGCAATTTTAAGATGGATTGAATATGGAACAGCAGTTAGAACAACAAACGCCGGAGCAAATAGAGGAGCAATTGCCGCTAAATCAATGATAGTTCCTGCCATAAATTCAGGAGTTCCTGGTGTAATTGACTTTTTGAACAAAGACTTTGGAACTGCAATAGAAACATTCCTTGACAAGAAAATTAAAAAAATGAATAAGTAAACATGGCATTCTCAACTGACTTATACTACTTAATGAATAACGATGCATCAATCAATGCTTGGTGCACTGGTGGAATTCATTATGAACACTTACCTGAGAACTTTGAAATTACAAACACATGGATAGTTTATTCATTCAATAAAGTCTCACAACAAAACTGCCTTAACTCGAATAACTCTTTTACAACTTACAATATAGTCATCAAAATAGTAGCTCAAGACACACTTAGACTTGAATTGATAAACGATTATGTTGTTGATTACTTAAATGGAAAGTCTTATCAAGGATTTCAGGACATAGTCTTTACAGGAGATGACCACACATTAGACCTTGACAAAAACATATACATGAACTCACTAAACTTCACCGCAACTTATATAAGAAATTCATACGTATGATAACAGTTAAAACAGATGTGGATTTCGTGGTATACATATGAGTACCGGAATTCAAAGAAAAAATAAACAAAGACCTGCTTGAACAAGCACTAAAAGAAGCAGGATCAGAAGAATTGGATTTAGCAACAGCGAAATACGAACTTGTAACTATTCCAGATTCGCGATGTGGATGTATTAAACGTGCCACAGTAAGCCTCACTATCAATCACGTTGATGATGAATATATAAATTAACAAACTAAAATTAATTAATAAAATGGGTTCACCTTTATTTAGTAAGAAAATGTCAATAGTTATTGACGGTTCAACGTTACTTTGCCCAACTGACTTTACACTCGATAAAACAAAAGATATGATTGAAATCGCTTGTATGTCAGGTACTGGAGCAAAACAATCAATTCCTGACTTGTATTCATGGACAGTTTCTTTCTCAGGAACA